ATTAATGACGGCTCAACTACTTTTTTGAGCGATACCCCGCTACTATTTCGTCTATCGGTCTACTAACAGGTGTCGGTGTAGCACCTTTGCTATCTAATCTGCTAGTTAAACCACCACTAGAGTTTGGATTCCCATACCCCAATGGGTTGCTTCCCTTCTTAGTTACTGTATTTCCATACCCCAATGGGTTGCCACCCTTCCTAGTTACTATTTTTGGTTTTTGCGGCCAACTCATTATTGTGCCTTGAGTGTCAGTATGTTTCTTCGCTCTGTCCTCATATAACTTTGCTTCAGCAGGTGTGTATGGTCTAGGCTTATCCCAGTTAGTACCTGCTGCTACAGCAGCGTTATAAGCATCTTGTGCTTGTTTCACACCTGATTCTTCAGCAGTTCCCCTATCTCGTTCTTTATCTCCTGTATCCATGATGTGAGATGCCTTATCTACCCAACGATTCTCAGGTGTAGTAGTATTATTATTAACATTTGCACTACCCCTAAAGCCTCCACCACCTCCACCACCCCAAGTGGTAGGAACATTAGAACCAAATAAAGCATCATATTGTGCTACTGCATCAGGTTGATTTGCTTTTAATTCAGCTAGTGCAGACTCATACATTGGTTGTGAACTATAGCCTGTAAATCCATCAAAATCTGTTGGAGTAGGCATTCCACTTGTAGCTGTGAGTGTATTAGGAGCTAATAAACCAAACGATTCTGCCGCACCTATATTCGCATCAAAAGCAGCATTTTGTGTTGGAGTAAATGCCGCAACATCTGCACCATAGTAAGGCATGTATTCAATTCTTTGAACATCCTCAGCTCGTTGCAAGTTCCTAATTGCTGGGTCTTTTATCCAATCAGGAATCGTTGTTTCTGTTGTTTTGCTACCACCTTTTCCACCACTCATCTTAAAACTCCTTTATTAATGTTGTGAACTGCTCTGTCCATCCTTTTGACTGCAAAACTTTTTTCCAACCTTTACGTCCTGCTACTGTCATACCAGTACAGCCTTGTGCCTTTCCCCATTCCATTGCATCATCATGCATGTCCGTAATTTGTTTAATTCCATACCCTTGATTACCACCAGCTAGGAATACGTGTAGCACTTTCTTATTAGGATACACTACTATTTCAGTTACTGCACATCCATTTGAACCCATCCATAGTTGCATATGTCCACTTAAAACACCATCTACAATGTCTTTAAAGTCATGTGTATCTCCACCTTTATTTAAGGCAGATTCAATCCACTCCCTACAATTTAATATCTTATCTTGTATATTCATGGGTCTAATTTAAGTTTAATCCAAGCACCATTTTTTGATACTACAGGACAGTCTTGAGCCTCATCCCACATTAATATACCATCTTCGGTTGCCTTAGAATCTGAATCTTTATGTTGCAATGTATTCCTAGTAGAAACTAAAAATCTATTAATACTTGCTCCCCATATCCTCCAGTTACTACCTAATGGTGGTGGTGGATTCGCTATACTCATCGCCTACCTCCTGCATTAGCCTCTATTCGCATTATTCCTGACCTCCAATCGGTATTTCCTACACCCTGAACTTTGATTCTTACCTGTCTACCTGTAAATCTAACATCTGTAGGGTTTGTCAAAGTATATGCACCATGTGATGTCTCTGTATCGTTTGGATAGAATCTGGTTTTGAACGTCACATTGACTTGTCCTTGCGTTTTCTCGTCAGGAATCAGATTGGTTACTCGCATAATTTGGTCACCATTTCCTAGACTAATAGAGCCTGATTCAGCATATGGTTTGGTTGAGCCTGTATGTTCATGACCTGTCTCATGGTTGTATAAGTCACCATCTGCATCTGCCCATATAGGGTTACCGAATACACCTAAATCAACACCTGCTGTCCTTTCTAAAACACCTACATTCCAATGACCTTCCTTGTAGTCAAATGAAATATATCTGTTGTTTTCAAGGTTACTTGCACTAGGATAGAACCACCATATCTCTCCATGTTGTGAATTATGTACTGCATAGACTTTGGTTATTTGTGAAGTATTGATGTCATCGAATACATAATCGAGTGCTTCACAGGGTAATTCTGTAGCTACTGAACCATCAAAAGTGTAGAATCCTTTTTTCCCCATCCAAAATGCACCCTCACCGACAGCAACTGCACCTTTTCTTGATGCTACACCACAAGCTGTACCAACTCTCTCAAAACCATAAACGAATGGTGAGCCTGAGTATGTTGCTGTATGTGCATCGGTGTCTGTCAGGATAAGTGTTCGACCTTTCATTCTTACTCCACACATGATTTGACCAGTAGTCTGTAATTCAAAATCACCAGCTTCGTTTGTAGCTGCGGCTGACCAAACTGTGTTTGCTTCCTTATCGCACCATTGAATCTTTCTTGGATTACCACCTGCACCGAGGGCGAATACGAATCTTTCCTCAGTCACAACTATTGCATTATTACTTACTGGTGCGTTTGTCAATGCTGTCGGAAGAACTGATGTATTGAGTTGCCACTCGTAAATCTTTCCATCCTTAGAAGAACACGCTAGAAGGTACTCACCCCAATTGTCTAACGACCATGTTGTCGCTTCTTCATAAATACCTGTACTTATCGGAGCTACACCATAATTGCCCATACCATAATAACCACCACCATAACCTGTTGTCAATGCACCATGTAAATCACCTGAAGTCAAACCTGCTGGTGTAATGTCGTGGAGAACGTGTGAAGGAGTGATATATATTAGTTTGTTGTATGAACCACCTACTAATCTTGAAAGATTTGAATTGTCAAACCAAGAAATCAAAGCTCTTGGTGTATCTGCAAATGCACTCGTTTTTCTGCTTGTCCATCCTCCAACTGGTCTTAATGAACCATCATGCCATCTGACAAGACTTGCATCTCGCCATCTATTGGAAGACTCGAAATCTGTTCCATTTCTATATATGCCCGGTGGTAATTGTAAAGGTATTAATGCCATAATATTAAGCCGCTATCTGTGTCCATGTTACCGAATCATTGACTACTGGTGTCCATGTTATCGGTGTTACTGAAATAATTTCCCACTTTTCTCTACCTATCGTGGCAGTTCCTGATGTAACGCTTACTGTACCAATTGCGAGATGTACTCTGTTGCAAGTCGCAGATATAGTTGAAGTTGAAGTCATTGCTCCATCGACAGCTACAGATATAATCGCTTCTGCTGTTATCGTAGATGTTGCACTTGCTGTCGCACTACCAAGATGGACTTCTTCACCTATAGTTGTAATCGATGATGCACCTGCAACCAACGCACCTGAACTTTGTACTCTATTAGCTGTAGCTGTTGTAGAAGATGTTGCTGTGACAGAGGAACTAGATTCTTCTAATATAAATTCCTCACCTACAGATGTTAAACTAGCCGATACACTTACTGTAGCACTTGCAATTCGTACTTTGATTGCTGAAGAAGTGATTGTAGAAGCTACAGTTACAGTAGCTGAAGCATCTTTTACCTCACCAGCACTAGAACCAAAGGTTCGTAAACCATAATACGATTCGCCATATTCAAAAGCCATTTACTAGCTCTTATTAGTTTAGCGTAATATCTAAATCACCTGCTGGTACACGAAATACATCACCTGCTGCAATCGCCTTGCTTGATGATAATGTTGCATAACACATCAAATTACCTGATGTTGATGCATCATATACACCTACATGAGTTACAGTACCAAAACCTGAACCTGTTGCTGTTGGATATTCCACAGCTCCTGAATTACTTGTAGTATTTCCTGAAGTAGTAAATGCAACTGTCTGTCTTGCATACGCTGTACCTGATGAAGATACTTCTGTAACTGAACCTGCTTCACCATCTGCAATAGCTGTAAACAAAGCTAAGTATTTTGTGCCAGGTGCTGTGTAAGCTGCCCCTGCAAATACATGGTCTAAGATTTCTGTTTCTAAAAAGTTTGTAAAACTCATACTAATCCTCTCACTTTAAGTTTTAAGCCTGAGCCACTATAACGTGCATTGTCTGAGGCTTCGTTTAATCGCTGTATTGATGCACCATACATCTGCGCCCATACAGCTACCCTTTGGTCTTCTGCTAGATAGGGTGCTGAGTGTAATAACGCTCCATAGAGGTATACATCAGGTGCTTCTAGTAAA